CAGAACAGCGACGGGGCGTCCGATTTGGCGGAAATGCTGGCCCGCGTTCAGCCTACCATAGGCATGGACGGCGCTATCGTCCTGCAGTGGCGGGGCATGTGGCTTTGCATAGAGCGCGACGGTTATACACATTCTTGACCGTTGTGGGATAATATGCGATCAAGGGGCGGGGCAATCCCGCCCCTTTTCTTTATGAGGTGAACGAAATGAAAAATTTAATCGAAGAAGTGAAACGCCACGCGGTGGAAAACTATAACAGCAACGGCTGGGACGTTTTAGTTGAATGTTGGGATGACGGGGAAATTTTGGAACGCATAAGCGAAGCGAACGCCCAAACGCCCGACGCCGCCATCAAAGCTTGCCAGCGCTGGGTAGAACTTTACGACGAGCAGCGCCGCGCAATTAGAAATGAGGCGTTTTAAGATGAAAAGTATCACTAGACACACTGGCACACTTGAACTTGTGGAACGCATGAAAAATTCGCTTAATGGAAACCCTCAATTTATGCTTGCTCTTATTGAGCACTCAGAGCAGCGTCTAGGGTGGAAATTTCGCACAAAGGCAAATGCCATGCATGCCTATAAAGTAGAGGGTTTTTTAGGAAAAAAGGTGACCGTCACGATAGGCACTTATCGCGGCAATGCAACGCTAAACACTATTGAGGAGGCATTTTAGTTTAACCGCGAATTGATCCCAATTGATAACTGGCCCGCCTTTGCGCGGGCCTTTTTATTTGTGTTTAAGACTTGCGCCCGTCCTCCGCCTTCTTTGCGCCTTAAACCTACCGGCGGGATCCGCGGGCGGTGGGGATCGGTTCGAACCGCCCAGTTCGCGGCCCAAACCCACCGGCAGCCGGTGCGGTTCGCGCTGCAGTTTGGCGGGGATCCGCGGCCCGCGCTGGTCGTCGCCAGATCCACCGGCAGGCGTTCGCGGCCCGCGTTTGATGTCACCGGCAACGCTGGTTTGCAAACATCGCGCAGCCGCCGGATGTCGGCGATCCGGATCGGGTCCCCCGAATATCGGGTCAAAAACCGACATTTTCGCGCCAAAATCCGCCGTTTTCGCGCCGCGGCCCCGTGGCGAGCCCACGGGTGCATGGGCCATGTTTTTGACAAATAATCATGTAGAAAATAATATTGATTTGGGTTAATTTAGATAAAGTCGCATAGGGGCCCCGCATGAATGCAACCGTTGGTTCAATCGAAGATCGAATGCTAAAACTACAGTTGCGTTTGGCGCAGTTGGAGAAAAACGAATTAGCGCAAAATAATTTTCTACATTTTGTACATGCGATGTGGCCTGAGTTTATATCTGGTAGGCACCACAAAATCATTGCGGAAAAGCTTCAACGCGTCGCGAGCGGCGAGTTAAAACGCTTGATTATTAACATGGCACCGCGGCACACGAAGAGTGAGTTTGCGTCTTTTTTGTTTCCTGCTTGGATGATGGGCCGTAATCCGGGGATGAAAATTATTCAGGCGACGCACACGACGGAGTTGGCGGTTAATTTTGGTCGTAAGACGAAGAATTTGATTGACAGTGATGAGTACAAGGCGGTGTTTCCGGAGGTTCGTTTGGCGGTGGACAGTAAGGCGTCTGGTCGTTGGGACACGAGCCGTGGTGGGATGTATTATGCTGTTGGGGTTGGTTCGAACTTGGCGGGTCGTGGTGGTGATTTGGTGATTATTGACGATCCTCATTCTGAGCAGACGGCTATGAGTAACAGTGGGTTTGATGATGCTTGGGATTGGTATACTGGGGGTCCCCGCCAACGTCTTCAGCCGGGGGGTAGTATAGTTTTGGTTCAGACTCGTTGGTCGGAGAAGGACATGACGGGTCAGTTGTTACGGGCGATGGCGAAGGATCCATTAGCGGATCAGTGGGAGGTAGTTGAGTTACCTGCTATTTTTGATGATGGTAAGCCGTGTTGGCCTGAGTTTTGGAGTATTGAGGATTTAACGGCGGTGAAGGCATCTATTCCGCCGAGTAAGTGGAATGCGCAGTATCAGCAGAATCCTACGGGTGAGGAGAATGCGATTATACCGCGGGAGTGGTGGCGTCGTTGGGAGGGTGAGAACATACCTAATTTGCAGTATGTGATACAGAGTTATGACACGGCGTTTACGAAGCGTGAGCGGTCTGACTTTAGTGCGATTACGACGTGGGGAGTATTTTATCCGGAGGAGGCTGGTCCGCCTAATTTGATTTTGTTGGATGCGAAGAAGGGTCGTTATGATTTTCCTGAATTGAAGGCATTGGCTTTTGAGGAGTATGAGTATTGGGAGCCTGACACGGTTATTATTGAGGCGAAGGCGAGTGGTTTGCCTTTGACGCATGAGATGCGGCAGACTGGGATACCTGTTGTAAATTTCACGCCGAGCAAGGGTAATGACAAGGTGAGTCGTGTTTTTGCGGTAAGTCCGTTATTTGAGGCTGGCATGGTTTGGGCTCCGGACAAGAGTTGGGCGGATGAGTTAATTGAGGAGGTTGCGGCGTTTCCGGAGGGGGAGTATGACGATTTGGTTGACAGTATGACGCAGGCTTTGATGCGTTATCGTCAGGGGAATTTTATTCAATTGCCAACAGATGATTGGCAAGATGAGGAAAAGTCTGTTATGGTAAGGTCGTATTACTAGGAGAGTTCTATGGCGAGATCACCTATTGGCGGATTAATGGACAGGAATGTTCCGTCTCAATTGGACATGTCTGATTTAGAGGCGGAGTTGGAGTTAGAGATACCTGATTCGCGAGAGACTCCTTTGATGCTTGACGGCGACGAGGAGATTGAGATTGTCGAAGAGGATGACGGTGGTGTTCTTGTAGACTTTGATCCGTCGGAAGATTTTGATGATATGGATTTTGGTGCCAACTTGGCGGAGGTTATGGATGACCGCGAGTTGGGTGCTATTTCTTCTGAGTTGCTGGGCGAGTTTGATGCGAACAAGGCCAGTCGTCAGGAGTGGGAGGATGCGTACACGGAGGGTTTAGAGCTTCTTGGGTTTAATTACGAGGAGCGTACTCAACCGTTTCGTGGAGCCTCTGGTGTGACTCATCCGCTTTTGGCGGAAGCTGCGACGCAGTTTCAGGCGCAGGCGTTTAATGAGTTATTACCGTCGTCGGGGCCCGTTCGGACGGCAATTATGGGCGACGAGACGCGGGCCAAGCAGGAGCAAGCGTCGCGTGTTCGTAAGTTTATGAATTACTATATTACGAATGTTATGGAGGATTACACTCCAGACATGGACCAGATGCTGTTTTATCTGCCTTTGGCGGGTAGTACGTTTAAGAAGGTGTATTATGATGAGGTGATGGGCCGTGCGGTCAGTAAGTTTGTTCCTGCGGAGCATTTGGTTGTTCCGTATGAGACGTCTGATTTGGACACGTGCAGCAACATTGCGCATGTAATACGGATGAATTTGAATGATTTACGCAAGCAACAGTTGGCGGGGGTATATCGTGATATACCTGTTATACCGCAGCAAGGTGCGGCGGATGAGGTTCAGGGTGAGTTGGATCGTATTACGGGATTTGAGCCCGGAAGTATTGATTATGACTGCACTTTGATTGAGTTTCATGCCAATTTGGACCTTGATGGGTTTGAGGATGAGGATGAGGACGGCGAGCCTACGGGCATAAAGATACCGTATATTGTGACGATTTCGCAGGATAATGGTCAGGTTTTGTCGATTCGGCGTAATTATCGCGAGGATGATCCGTTAAAGCGCAAGATACAATATTTTGTGCATTACAAGTTTTTACCGGGTTTTGGTTTTTATGGGTTGGGATTGATCCATACGATTGGCGGTTTGTCACGGACCGCCACAGCGGCGCTGCGGCAATTAATCGACGCTGGTACGTTGTCCAATCTCCCGGCGGGCTTCAAGGCCCGCGGACTACGGATCAGGGACGACGATGATCCGTTGCAGCCGGGTGAGTTCCGCGACGTGGATGCACCCGGTGGGGCGATTCGTGACAGCCTCATGCCGCTACCATTTAAGGGACCGGACCAGACGTTGTTTAATTTGTTGGGTTTTGTGGTTCAGGCGGGTCAGCGGTTTGCGACGATTACTGATTTGAAGGTTGGTGATGGTAATCAGCAAGCTGCGGTTGGTACGACATTAGCGATGTTGGAGCAAGGTACGCGTGTAATGAGTGCTGTTCACAAGCGGCTTCATTATGCGATGCGTATTGAGTTTAAGTTGCTTGCCCGTGTGATGAGTGAGTTTTTGCCGCAGGAGTATCCGTACAGTGTCGCGGGCGGTGATCAGTCGGTGATGGCGTCTGATTTTGATGACCGTGTAGATATTATTCCTGTAAGTAATCCGAATACGTTTAGTCAGGCGCAGCGGATAGCTTTGGCTCAGACTAAGATGCAGTTGGCGACGTCGGCCCCTGAGTTGCATAATATGCATGAGATTTATCGTGATATGTATGAAGCGATTGGTGTGAGCGATGTTGACCGGTTAATGAAGAAGGTTCCTGACGAGGAGCCGCGGCCCACGGACCCTGCATCTGAGAACATCAATGCTTTGGATATGGTTCCATTGGTTGCGTTTCAGGGTCAGAATCATCAGGCACATATTATGGCGCATTTGGTTTTTGCGTCGAGTCCTATGATTGGGGGTATGCCGCCTGTTGCGATGGCGATGCAGAAGCACGTTATGGAGCATGTAAAGTTGCAGGCGGAAGAGCAGGCGATGATGCAGTTGCAGCAAGCTGGTCCGATGCCCGCGGAGCAACAGGAGATGCAGTATCAGGCTTTGGTTGCACAGGGTGTGGCGCAAGGTTTGCAGCAAGTGAAGCAGATGAGTGCGCAGATATCTGGTGCGGGTCAACCGGATCCGTTGGTAAAGTTGAAAGAGCAAGAGTTGCAGATCAAGGCTCAGTCGGAGCAGGCGGATGCTCAGAACGATCAGGCGCGATTGCAGCTTGAGGCCCAGAACCAACAGATGCGTATGGAGCAATTTGAGAAGCGTTTGGCGAGCCAAGAGGCTCAGACGGCGGCTCGCATAGACAGTGCGATGCAGCGTGAACTTTTGAAGCAAAGGGGTCAGT